TCCAGTATCACCACGTTTATGCCACAAACTAGAGTCAAGAACTCCATACTTAATGTTACCATCTTCAGCTTCTAAGTCAAGTACCATATCAGCTAAATCTGTTGCTAGTACTTTTGATACATATAATTCCCTGTAAACAATTAACTGTTCATTTGGAGCTACAGCAAACCATACAACACCTGATTTACTTCCGTACCCATAGTCACATGCTCTAAACTTAACCCAATTACTAGGAATGTAAAATGGTTCTACTACATGTATTTTTCTATCAAACTCTGTAAAGGCTGCACCTTCTTTAATATCCCAATCACCTTCCAGTAGCTGCCTACGTTGTTGCTCTGGTAGTGACAGAAGCATTGCTTCATAGTCACCTTGTTCAGCTAGGTAAGGATTGTCGGTAAGACGGGCAGGTATGAACCTACGTTTGAATAAAGGCTTGCCAGCTTTTGCGTGTCCTGCAGGATAACGTAAGACTTCAGTTGTTTCAATATCGGTAGCATCAAACGCCTTTCCATGTGGTGCAGGATCAATAAACATTTTCTTGACCCAATGATGACCCCTACCTCCTGGGTTGGTAGTAGCCCTCATATATACTGGTAGATCAGGTGCAGTGGACCGTAGACGAGATCGCATATAATTCCATGCAAATGGTGTAGGCCATTGTGTCAACTCGTCAAAGCCTATCCAGCTAAACGCCAGACCTTGGTAACGCAGGACGTCATCTTCCCTATCTAGGTAGGACATCCACAATCTTGCACCAGAGGGCGCAGTCCACTGCATCTTACGTTCTGACCATTTAATTCCAGGCCATATCTTAGGGTACATTTCTTGTGATTTAAATATAAGTTCCCTAAGTTCTTCTGTTGTGTGACGCAACAATAGTCCTGAGAAAGCTGGGTGTCCCATAAACCGCAAAGGATCAGCTAACATTGCGTATGACTTACCACCACCAGCAGAACCACCGTACAACACTTCACGTTCACCTGCAGCAAGAAAGTCTGTCTGGGGGCCAGCATTTGGTTTAAAAACAACATTGTGTTGTTCTTCCATTGGCAGTTCTGTAACTATAGGTTTAGGCTGCGCTGGTGTTGCTGTCTGTTTCTTCTGCGTTGTTTTTGCTGTTGAGCCTTTTGGTTTCGAGGGCTTCCGCCTTGGCGATTGCCTTTTTTGCATAGTCTGCCCATCTGCGTAGGCTTCTAGCTTGGTTGTACCGTCTTCTTTCATTATCTAACCGTTTCTTTAATCCTACGTGTGATATGTATCTACCTGTGTTTCTGGATAACCAATTAGCAACTTCACGATATGAATATTGCTTTAGATACTTCTTAGCCTGTTGTAGCTTGTCTAGCTCGTCGGGTATTGGTACTAGGACTTCACTATCATCAGGATGTAGTTCGTAGCCAAACGGGACAGTTCGTGCGATTCGTGGAATTTCTATCCACTCATTATCTTCTTGTAAGTCGGTTGGTTGAGGTAACTTCCAAACGCCAGTTTTAATCAATCTTCTTCTACCTGTTTAGGTGGCATTATCATCACACCACCCTTTGCTTCTACTTGCATCTTCTCTGTTTTTACTAGACCAGTACGATCAAGTAATTCTTTTGCTGCTTGCATTTTATCACGTATGCCTAATTCTGTTGGGTCCATTAGAGCACCTACCATTGCAACTGCAGCACGAGGTGCATTACGTGACATATACATATGTGTAGCATCCAGTATTTCTTCTTTTAAACTATTTACTACTTGGGTTGTAGATGTACCAGCAGAATAACCAGCAAGTTTTTTAGCTTCTACTACACTACCTGCTGCCTCGTCAAACAAGACATCTAAAAACTTTTGTTGTTGTTCTGTTAATTGTCTAGCCATTTTACATCATCTCAAAATGTGGGCCATCAATAAATGGTCTACGGCCTTGGGATCTACGCAAATCAATGTATTCATTCATTGCATCTTCCATAGTACCTACGTACTTGGTAATATCTCCTACTGACCAAGCTGCTCCCCACTTAATAGGACAACCTATCTCATTAGCCGCCTCTGCCATTGCATCTGCAATGTTATCGTAAACATTTAATTCCCAAACTACATTTGACCCATCATACGCAACAAGGTCTACAGCATGGCTATAGCCTGTGTCCTGAATCAAATGCTTAGAGTTCATAGTTTGTGAACGTCCTGAAGCATACAGTTTTTCCTGCTCTTCTAATGTACGTACACCATACGTCACACCAAAGTCTACTGTAGTCAATTCAATAGCACGTTTAACTGTTGCTACCATGTCAGGGTGAACACCCTCCAGTTTATCTAGTGATCGTTTGCTTAGTTTAAATGCCATTATTTTTTCTTTCTATTATCTTTGCTAGATAAAACCATTCCACCTTTACGATAATCTGTTGAGCCTTTAGCTTTCTTTTGCTGATCTTTTCTTATTTGTTCTACTTTTTTAAAAAATTTACGTCCTTCTGTTTCATTTTTATCATACATTTTTGCTATACCTAAATAATCCGAATCGCCATATTTTTCTTTATGTAATTTAGAAAGTGCAGCATTTTCTTGGTTATCTAGCATTATTCGTATTTCAGAAACACTACGACCGTATTTTTTTACAAATTCATCATGGGATAATTTTCTTCTATCACTTGTTACTTTATCTTTTGCTTTTTTTATTTTACTTTGTATTTGATCAAATGTATCTTTAGATGGATCTATATTTATGTACTGTTGAGCACCTGCAGCAGTTTTGCTTAACTTAATTTGTTTCTTTTTACTTTTCTCAGCCATTTACTTTCTCCCAAAAAGTTTAGTAGCGGATCTTACCCCAAAGCTGGCAGCAACAATTACACCCAAAGTATATTGATACCAATCTGGCATAGTCTCAAGGGCTGTAAATCCATTAGCAACTACCTCTCTACCCCAATCTCCTGTAAATACAAGTATAAGTGGTATACTAAAGAGTATAGTTAGCCATTCGTCTTTCCAACTATTCTGGCTGCCTTGAGCCATAATTTTTTCCCAGTCTGCTTCACTCGTTGCACGAGAGAGCATAATCTGTGCTTCAGCTTCAGACTTAGCAACACGTGCTTTAGTTTCTGCAGCTTTGGTTTCAACTTTTCCATTTAACCACGTTCCTGCCAGTTGAGTTATTGGTCCTATCAATGCTTGGATCATAAGGCTATTCCTTTTGATTTATTTTCGAAAGACATCTCTATACATTTAGTAATTGCAAAAGCATCTGGAGTAGGTTTAGTTTGCTCTAGCTTTTGAACCATTACTGCTCTATCTGCCTCACACATTTCTTCATTTGCGTACAGTATTTGATTTGAACCTACCTGATGATTACCACCTAGAAAAAGGATTAGAACAATAATATACATTAACTTGTACCACGATCAGTCTTGGCTTCTTTGTTCATCCAAATACCAAAACAACCTGTCAGTGCACCCATACATACTGATACTAACCCTGCTTGTCCATTACTAGGGTCAGGAAGTGACATATACCAGTGAACTGACTGATACGTCAAAATAGTTACTACAAGCATCATGAGTCGTGGAAATACTTTATAGTTATCAATAATTGTACTTGCCATATTGCTTTCCTTTCTACCACACTACAAAGTCTACATTACGTCCCTGTTTAGGATACAGTTTGTTTCCATTGTGTGGGTGGTATGCATATACATCCTCATACCTATACTTATCTGCTTTTCGTTCCACTGCTGTTTTTGAAGTTTCTACTACTTTTTGTTTTGCTGTAAGCTCTAGTGGCTTTACTTTATCAAATGGCATTTGTGGTAATGGTAAGTAATCTAGTAGCCCTAAACTTACATTCATGGTTTAAGTCCTTCTAAATCTAGCGGTCTTTTTTGCAATCTTTTTAGGTTGAGCCACAAACTGCTTACCTGCCTTCGTGCCTTCTCGTTTGGCTCGTGAAGTTGCTGCATACTCAGAAGGGCTGAGAGACTTAATAGCAGCAGTAGGGAGATAACGTTCTCCCGTTTTAGCACTAGGCTTACCACTTTTAGTTCTCCACTTTTGTTTAGTCCAATCCTTTAGGCTTTTCTGTGATTTAGCGAGAGCCATTATTTATAGCCCCCGCCCTTAGCTTTGTACTGCTTGGCTAACATCTGAGCTTTACGTGCTGA